TAATACTGAATAGCATTATGAGGGCCAGCACTAGAAGCAGGTGGTCCTGGAACAATTGGTAGAGTCACCTGAAAATCCTGGTTCGCCCCAATCACAATGGGACCAAACTCCTGGCTCTTGTAGAACTTATTCTGAGCGTCCTGCATGTAGAGAATTACATAGTAAGTGCCTGCAGGAAATGGTATTGCTAGTCCTCCTATATTGTTAGCTACAATAGAGGTAACATTGAGAGTTCCTAGAGTAGTAGAAGGCTGTACCGGCACTGCACATACATACATGGGAGGACTGGCAGTCAACGCCCCACGACAGTTCCAAATGAAGTTCCAGTCCACCGGCTGAATGTCGCTCTGCCCACCAAAGATGTATGGTCTGATCTCTTCTGACAGCAGCCGGTCTCTGACTCCATCAAACATGGCAATTCCCAAGTGGGTCATTCTAACAATGCCGAATCCCGGCACAAACTGAATCGTCCGGGGAGCCACGCAGCCCAAATCAGTCTGGGCCCGCTGAATAGAAAAGTTCGAGGCTCCAAACACGCCATTGATCTGGAAGGTAGAAAACTCCTTGAAGGCTACCAGCGACCCAGTCGGCGGAATCCCACTCTCAGCAATGGTATAGGTAGCCAGTCCCATTCCCTGCGATCCATCATCTTTATCCAGAAAGGCCACATTCAGGGGATTCCAGGAATTGGGATTATTAAGATCTGACATCTTGAGGCATGAGGGCCCATCAAAGTTATCGCTGGTATTGTTGGGGGAAGTATTGAATACCCATAGTGACCCGGCATAGACAATGGCATGAGCAGCCCCCCGAGGCGCTGGCACCGCATTCACCGGGCCCTGGCTGACCCAGATCACCGTGCCATCAGCGGTTGACTGGCCCAAGGCAGTATTGAAAGCAGGGGCCCCAGCAGCCGTGGTGCCACTCTGGGTAGCCTTGTAGAGCACGCCTCCCAGCGTCATCAGATCCCCGGCTACTTGGGCGGTGGAATTCGTTCGGGCTGGGTAACTGGCAGTGAAGCTATTAGTCAACGGCACCGTTCCCACTGTGGTTCCATCAGACTGATATGGGGCAAACCCATTGCCCAACGCCAGAATCATCTTGTTGGTAAATTGCACAATCTGTGGCAGAGGACTAATATTCCCAGAAATCCCACCCGTTGGCGTAGGCGGCTGGCTGCCAGAAGTTTGCCCACCGATACCACTACCACCTCTTCCACCAATGGGATCTCCACCTTGGTTTACTGGTAGATCGGCAGGGAAGTTGAGGATCAGATTTGCTGTTCCATAGACTGGAACCACCATGTTATAGAACTGAGTTAACTGAGTGGTATCAGCTACCGGTGGTCCTATGGCAAGGCGGGCACCATCAGCAATATTATCCAAATAGGTAGGAGTGGTAACCGGAGAAGAATTCAGCCTCTGATAGGTTGGTCCCGGCCCTACTGCAGTCCGGTAAATATTGAAGCCTACTGCATATTGAACAGTGGGCAAGGTCAGAAGTGCCTTATGGCCTGCCGGGACTACTGCACCTACTCCCAAGAAACCAGGGAATAGACTACTCTCTCCACCGGCTCCATCGAGTGCAGTCACTGCCCAAAGATAGCTCCCTCCTAGAACTCCACCTGCTCCTCCATCAGCAATAGTAAGGTTTCCAGAAGCCCCTATAAGAATATTGACATTGGGGTTTTTGATCAGACTAAAGTAGCTGGCAGGCAAACCAGTGGGCTGGAACAGAATAAGCTCTGTAATGGGACCAAATCCTAGAGATGATTGCTGGGGCCCGGTACCCAAGCCAAGGTTGTTATATACACTGATCAGAAAAGTACCATCAGCAGTGATCAGCCCACCGCGCTTGGTCAACACCAGATTCGAACTTCTGGGATGCGAGCCCGGAGGCTGGGCAAAAGTGGTCGAGGCTGCATTGACACCCTTGAGCCACTTCTTCTGCGATACTTTTTGAGACTTTGCCATTACGGTATGATAATCGGCCCGGTCAGTCCGCCGGGAACCGTTCCCCTCAATCCATAGTCCCCATACATTCTCATTTGCCGGGGTCCTGCCACCGGCTTATTCGACTTCACCCAAGACTCCAAGGCTTTCGCTGCTTCTGCCTTCAGGGCCTGGGCTTCCTGACGCTCCTGCTCGGCCTCCCGGAAGGTGCCCAGCATGTAATCCTTGAGAAATGGCTCCCAGCCCGGAGGCACGCCCAAGGTCACTGCTGCCTGTCCCACTGAATACACATAAGGCATGCGATAACCATTGAGCTCCACGTTGAGCTCTGTGACAGTGGCACCCGTACCAAACGCAAAGGGCTGTGTCCCTGCCCAGCCCCGAATACAGTTCTGTAACTGACTCGGAGTCTGTGCGGAGTAGCTGACCACCTCGGAATTGGTGCCATCCGAGATCAGTGCATAGCCATCGGCCAGCAACCAGCCTGAGACTCCCGTAATGGGAACATTAATGTCAGTAGCCAGAATTGGGGCCGTGGTGGTAGCCGTGCCTGCGGTCCGGGAAGGCGTCCAGTAGAGCTCCAACCGAGTTGTATCCGATTGCGCATCTGTCATCAGGGAGATGGAAATATTGGCAGTCAGATTTCTATTTCTAAAGGTCTCTGCCTTATTGCCCAGATCCAGCTCCCAACCATCATAGAAGCACTGATCGAGCCGCAACCACTGGCCCTGCAGGGTAGTCACATAGCGACGCTGGCCCGAGACGGAAGCAATTCCCACAGCATCCTGGATACCACCAGTAATACGAGCTGCTGCTTTCAAGGCGTCATTTAACCAGCGATACATGGTGGCAGCAGAAACAAATCCACCATCGGTATCTGGTAGATAAGCCGAAGACCTGACTGGAGGAATGCCCGGTACGATGCCATTAAAGTTGAGAATATTCACCGTACCAAAAGTGGTGATTGGCAAATAGAATGATTCTCCACCAGGAGCGAATCCAAAATAAACTCGCGATGAAACTGTTCCAGCTATTGCACCGTAATTAATCTGAATAGCATTATTAAGACCAGACAAGACTACAGATAATTCAGCACTTGGAACTGATTCTCCCCACTGATTTATCTCAGTAACAACAATATAGTATGTTGTTGCAGAAAGAGTGCCCCCAGTAGTTGGAATGGCACTATTAAGCATAGGTGGTAGTAACACTTGGGGGTTGTCTGGCCCCAGTGCCCTGACATTCATGATCAGATCGCCAACCAGTCCCTTAGGCATCAGTTCACCACCGCGCTGAGTGTCACCACAAACGGTCCAACTACTGGATTCACGGAATTCGATGGAGCACTCTCAATGGCGCTAAACACTGCCGTAACAATATAGCAATAATTTCCTACCGCCACCGTAGAGTCCGTAAAGGTCTTCACTGCTACCGCACTGGCAATAGTTGAGAATGCGGGCGTGCCGCTACACGTCCCAGTGGCTCGCTTCACATTGTAGGTAGTCCCAGCTGGATTCTGGGTATCCACCCAAGTGAGCGTCACACTGTGGCTGGTCTGGGCTAACAAAGAAATCGAGAGTAGTAATAGAATTACTAGATATCGCATAAATACCTCTAATCAGGCGTGGGCCCACTTCCACAATAGCTCTGGCAAACGTACTGGGTAGCGGTTTGGGCTGAATCAATGGCAGTGAAATTGGCTCCCATGTCTTGCCCATCCGAGCCCGCATTGTGAGCTACCGAGCTTGCATCCAGCTTGTAGCCATGCCAGTCATTAAGATCAATGGCCGAATTTACTGATGGGCTTACTTGAGTACCGCCACCGCAAAAGTTGGTACCCGTAGTAGGCGCATTCAGTGCTCCCGAGAAGCCCACTGATTTCCCGTCTGCAGCACTAGCCCCAAAAGTATAAGCCGTGGCCGGGAACTTGAAAGTAGTGGGTGGGCTTGTTCCCACGCCAATGGTGGCATACTCGGTATAGGCAGGTAGCCCACCGACTTGCGAAATCTTGGTACCATTCTCCTGCCAAGTCACCGTGCCATCCACGGCACAGCTGAATAGACCACCGCTCAGCGATGGGCTGGACCCCGAGGTTCCATTGGTCACCGCCAGATAATTGTGAGTAGGCGAATTCACTGCCATCACATCACCCAGCCGGTAGACGGTGGTATTCACCCGCAATGCAGCATTACGATCTGCCCACATGTTGTGATGAGCGGTCAGTGTAGTGGTATCGAGATTGGCACTCTCAAAGGCTGTGCCATCCGAGCCACCTAAAGTAGACCACCCAGTCGTTCCGGTCATCACGTTATTGATGAGCGTAAGATTGCGCTCCCTTGAACCGCCACCCGGACTAGAGATCCAGGCATCGCCCACCAATGTGTTGTGCTGGATGAGCGCAAAATTGGGCCAGCCGGTGCCATTCGAGAAGGACGTGCAGGTAGTAGTGGCATTGGCAGTACCAGCATTGGCATAGGTAATAGTCGTGCCTGAGACAGTGGCTGCCGTAGTAAAAGGATAGGTTGCTACATTGAATGTAGTATCTGTGCAGCCTGACAAGGTAATGGGATCGCCCGCTACCAGGCCAGTCTGATTCTCGCCTACTCCTCCTGCCAGTTGAATAGTTGCAATGGTGCCTGTATTGTTACGAGTGACCGAGGTAACCGTGAAACTGTGAGATCCTGACAGCACATTCAGAGTGAAGGCATTGGTCGGACAACTCCACGAACTGCGCAAGCCTATGTCATACACCAGATTGTTCTGGAAGGTCACATTGCGGCCTGGAGTAGAAGCCGAAGCACCGTTACCGGTACCATCGCTATTTGCATCGTAGCCAATCCCGGCACAGCCATGCCGCACCACGTTGGTCTCAAACGTGATGTTGGCCATGGTCTGCACGTAGTTGTCGCAGGGATTCGGCGTACAAGCCCGGTTATTGAGGCCTACTACCCGGCCTGCTTGCCCACCTGAGTTATCGCTGTTCTCAAAGATATTGCCTGCCATCAAACACTGATTGCAGCCCTTCAGCTCAAACGAGTTCTTGCGCACGCAACTGATATTGACACCACAGACCGATCCCGCTCCCTGCCCATTCCCAAGCCATGCCCACGGATAAGTAAAGCGATTGCGGCGTACTTCAATGTTGACTGCCGAGACCCCTACTGGCGTGGTTCCAGTCACGCCCCCATCGAAGACTGGGATCGAAGTTCCATCAATCCAGTTATGAACAATCTTAGCTTGCTGAGCCCCAATCCAGTAGATGCCATGGCCCTCAGCTCCAGGGCGAATGGACTTGGAAATCTGGGAATTCACTACCCAGCAGTTCTTGCCACAGTCAAACTGGATATCATTCGATAAAGAGTTCGTGCCAGCTCCCGCATCTGTGGCATCTCCATGCACCCAGACTCGATCAAAGCCATAGTCATGTGGCATGCCCGCAACGGTAGAGGAATTGTTGCCCATGGAAATCGGCACGCAACAGGCAATTGTGTTGGAGAGTCTCACCTCAGCATCCCGAATAACAATATGATTGGGGCCATTGCCATTCACGTCAGCATTGCCACCCTTGATAGCGCTACCATTCACAGTTGCGGTCTCAAGCGTGTACATGGATGAGACATCGTTGTAGGCCGAGGTGTTGGTCATTGTGCCGTTGGCTAGAGTAAAAGCTCCAGGTCCAACGGTGGTAATCGTGGTCCCTAGCTGATAGCTCATCCCGGTTGCATTACAGTCCGGGTTTCGAATCCCGGGATCAGTGGACTGCGACAAGTTGTCCTGGATGCCGTGAGTACAAACCGTTTGGCCTACCGTAAGGGGAGTATCCGATTCAAACACAATGCACTTGGTAGGCATGCCTGCACCCACAGGCTTGGCCAGCAACGTCAGGTTACTATTCCCAGTAATCAACGTCCCATGAGCTATCACCACATGCCACCACTGGTCCGCTGCTGCCACCCAGTCAGTCATGGCATTGTTAATTCCTGCCCAAGTTGCTGGATAGCTACCCGGGATAGTCTTGGTCACGTCGTAAGTACCACCGGGAGGATTGCAGGTCTGATCATTGGCCCATGCCTGAGGAAGCTGAGCTATCGTTTGGACTGGTGGTGTTCCCGGAGTATTGATAGATACCCCAGTAATCTTCACACCTTTTACTGTAACCTGAGACCAGCAGGCCGTAGTGAGAAGAATGATAAGAATGACTCGCACTCAATTTCTCCCATGACAAATGTAGCTGACTGCTCCGGTCTGAGCAGCATCAGAGGAAAACTGTAAGGTAGTCGTGTTCAGGGTTGAGATCCAGATACGATGCGCCCCGGGATCAAACTGGATTCCAATAGTGCATTCTGGATGGCTAACATAGGTACCAGCAAAAGTATAAGTAGCACTGGTGGTAGCTGCCGAAAAAGCCAACTCTCCTGTCAGATCAGTGTTCGAAGCGGTCCCGGTATTGATTCCCGGAGTGCCGGTAAAGGTACCCTGAGCGGCTGTTACCGTGCCCGAAATATAGACATTGCGAGGCCGATTGGCACCTGCGGCTCCAATGTCATAGGTAGCATCCAGACCTGCAAAGAAGTGACCTGCAGAGTTAATCAGCCAACGCTTGAGAGCAGAGTTAGGAGTAGCACTGGAACCGCTGGGATTTGATATCCAGAAGTTAATCGCTCCACCGTTGCCTGCTCCAGTCGACGGTCCACCTGTGATATCGGTATCCGTTCCATTCTGATCAGTAGCATTAAAGCTATTCGCCGCATTTGGCACAGGCACGGCCCGTCCAAGCATCCCACCAAACTCCAAGATGGCGCGGCTGGCAGTATTCCCGGAAGTTGGATCGTTGCGCCCGCCAATCCATACATCGTTGGCTGAGTTATTGCCACCTAGCCCGATGCTGCCCGTACTCCAGACTAAAGGCTTGGTTCCCATTTGCTGCTGCAAGGCTCCGGAGTAGGTAACACCCGTAATTGAAGGGAGTGACCAGTTCTGGAAATACGTCCCAATGTACGGCGCAGCAGAAGCAGAAATTGTGGTTGCTATGTTGACATCCCACTCACGTGGCAGTACACAGCATCCTTGCGGATCACCTGCAGCGGCGTTGTACCAATCAGTTCTGCTCACGCTCACATTCTTGAGGGTGGCCCGCCGTTGGTCTGGGCGTAATGTACCTCCCGGAACTGACACATCTTGTAATCTTCCAGTAAAGGCAATTCCTCCCTGCCCACTGGCTCCAATCACATCCTCGTTCATATAAACCAGAGTCATGCCGCCATCCGTGACAGTCCCATGATTCCAGGGCGGCTCGACCACGTAGTTAGAAGTTGAGTCCGGATTCGGGCAAGGCAGGAGACTGTACTTGGTCACCCAGCCCGCACTGGCAGTGATGGTCTGCGCAGTGTTTGAGGTAATCACTCCGTAACAGCCGATGTTCATCCCGCTAAGTACCGACACCAGCATTCCCGTGAACCCGTTCACCGTGTAGTTCGCAACATTGACTGGAGCACCAGTTGGTACAAATGTCGATCCACCAGCATTCGTCCAGTTGTGAGAACTATCTGGCGAACCGGTTGCAGCTGTCACCAACATCGAAGAGGCTGAGAATGTAGGTGCGGCGTTCGGCGTAAATACACAGCCGCTAGTCGCGCCAGTCCAAGCGTGAGACGAGTCTGCCGTGCCACTGAGGTTATTCATGGAAAGTGGCACAGGCCCCGAATTATTCGGGGTAGGAAATACTTCCGTCCCAGTGATCCCGGTTACGGCCTGAGTCATGGTCTCAGTTCCATTGCAGGTTCCGCTGGTTAATGTACCCGTAACAGTCGCGGTGGAAGTGGCTGCGGTGACTACTGTAGCCGTAGACCCGGTTACAGCCTGAGTAAGCGCATCACCTGCCGTAAATAGCTTGATCGTTACTGAGCCAGCAATGGTCTGGTTGGTGTTCGTGATGCTTGTGCTGGTGCCGCTGCTAGCCCGAATGGGAGCAACTAAAGTTCCGGTACCGTTGGCCGGTCCACCATTGTTTGTGACTTGATAGTATGCCCCGTCTCCACCTACTGGACTGCCACTGCAAACACTGCCGACTGGAAAGGTTCCTCCGGGAGTAAGGTAGCAAGATTGGTTAATGGTGTTGCTGTCGTAGATTTCAAGCGTGTTGCCAGCCACCAGCTTACGACTCTCCGAGCGCACGTCGTACATGACGCATGGACCTTGCGAGAGTTCGCAGTACATATCATAGCCAGTCTGCGTTGTGAATCCATTCTCAAAACTGACTCCATACATGTAGACGTAGCCGCCACCGTAGTTCGCAAACCCATAGAGAGGGCTGGCTTGAATGTCTCCACCGTACCAGGCTACAGCCAGCGCGTTTTGAGCGTAAGAACGTCCCGCATTACGCCCGATATTATTGCCACCTAGCTGCCATGCTGCCCCAGTAAATCCGGCCCCGGCACAGTCGTAACAGTAGATGTTTGAGCCTTGTGCCCCACCCCCGGATTTGGCAATCAGCACGCCCACATCAGTGATGTTGTTGCCTTGAAACGTGTTGTTGTAGAAGTCGATAAACTGCGGGCGTAAGTCGTTCCCCTGTGCGCCACTGTAATCCAGATCAACGAGAGCATTGGTATTCGAAGCGCTCGATGCCCAGGAGCAATCATAGAAAGCTCCATAGGCGTCGGATTGTCCGTCAAGGATGCGCAGGTTGGTGGTGGTCTGGGTGATTCCGCTGAACAGGCGGCTGTCACAAACCACTTTGAAGTTGATAGCGTGGTAGAACTTTAGCTCCGCGTTGATGTTGTAATTTTGCGGCAGGCGAAGAGTGCGGTTGTAGATATTGAGACCACTACCATTGGTGCGGGCAGTGGTCAGTCCACCACCAAAAGCAGCATAGATAGCCGCTTGCAGGGCAAGGGTATTGTTGGCAGCAGTAGCGCCGATTCCTGCACCCCACCATTCCGGAAACACGTCCTGATGGATTGGTGAGCCAGTGAAATCAATCACGCCATGCCCGGTCGCGCTATCTGCATTCAGAAATATCTGGTGAAAGTCCGGATCTACAATTCCGCCCCAGATGGTGGCCGTGGCGTTACCCGGCTTCAGCGAGAGCAGACTGTATACCCAGGTTCCCGGAGCCGGATCAACCGTAATGGATTGAGTAGCAGAAGTAGATCCGCCTGCGGAGGCATTCTTGTATTCCACGCACATGAATCCCGATGCCGACTGACCAGCCAAGCCTGCTGGTTGGGTGTAGCCCGCCCCGGCAGTGCAGCCTTCTCCTGTGAATGGCTGCCCACCAAACGCCAGCAGAAATGCACCGGTAAGAGTAGTAGCTGAACCGCTGCTCATGGTGGTTCCGTTGGAGTTGTTGGAAGCGCTTGTATCCAGCGAGGTCACTGGACCCATCCCGGCAATTTGTGCCACCATCATCATATGCGTAGTCAAAGAGCCGTTGGCAGTGGCTGTAATAGTGCATGATCCAGCAGTTGCATTGGAAGCAATCCAGGCACCCTGGTTGCGAGGCTGATTGGGAACAGACTGAAAAACGTGGATATAGAAGTTTCCACAGTCATCCACAACCTTGGTGGTCTTGAAAGTGAATCCCGGATAAGGAGCTTCCATCACCACCAGCGTATTGCCGCCAGTCACTGTAAAGGCTGGCAGGGAACAGGTTGTCCCGGCACCACATTCCGCACTTGTTCCACTGACATACGTTCCACTACCGATGGGAGTAGTCGAGGAAATGAGCTGAAGCGCCCCGCCACCGCTAAAGTCCAAGGTCACATTGGCCGGGAATAAAGTGTTCGCTATGCGACAGGCTGCTGATGAGGTAGTTGAACCAATAAACCGGATGCTGGCTTCCGTAGAGCCAATGGTTGATAGCAGTGTGTTCATGCCGTTTGAGGCATCCGTAGACCCATCACAGGTCATCCAGTCACGGGTATCGTAGATAGCTTTAGTCTGAGTGACTGGCAATGATCCGGTACCGGTTATGTAGAACGCACGGGCAGGAGTATTAGCAATCGCAGCAGTAGTGTTAAGTCCGGTCCGGAACACCAGGCCATTCGATCCCGGATCAGGCAGTCCCCCTCCCCCGCCACCACCTCCACCACCACCTCCACCAGTAGATGAAATGGTTACATTGCCATGACCATCATCCAAGATGGTGATGTTTGATCCTGCTATCAGATTGAGTAGAGCTTGCGATCCGTTGGGAACTCCGTTGGTCTCAAGAATTACCGTGTAGGGAGGCAGTGTGGCAGCAGCTGCCTGCAGTTGAGCAGTGACATCCTGAGTAACACCAGTAATAGTGATCAAAGTAGTGAAACAAATGGGTGGTCCCGGGAATACCCCAATCGCGGTACATAGTGAGAACATCCACTGAGACGGAGTAGGAGTGATTTGTAGATTATCAGCTAGTGAGACTTTGAATTGACCCTTGGAATCGCAAGAGATGGGAACTACGGTCTGAAATACTGACCCTCCTAGCAAATACGGCCCAGCTCCCGGAGTCGAGTTCTGCCCGGTAAAATTAGCTGATCCACTACAGGTACGATAGATAGCGTTGAGAGGATCTTTTACTGTGGCAGTAACAGTAGTATGCTGAGCAAGAACACTGATACTCGCGAATAGAATAAAAATTACGATACTTAATTTACGCTGCAAAATATCACCCAAAATAAAGATTAGTAGCCTATGCATGAGAACTGGATCTTGTCTCCTGAGACAACTGTGCCCGTAACAATGGTAGCAGTAGTAGCATTAGAAGTGGTCTGATGGGGATTAGTCACATCTGCCAAAGTGGTGATATCTACTACTGTACAGCTCCAACCATTCGGAGCGGTGGCCGAATCACCCATGGTGATGACTTCAGTGCAACTGGTCGAACCTACCGTAAAGGTTCCCGCTGTGGCCCCACCTGCAGTAGCTGAATCCGTACATCCATTGTTGGTAGTAAACTTAGTACCAACCGACATGTAACCAGAAGCTTTGACTTTCCCGGTCGTGCTGCCAGCTGTATTGCTGACACCAACTGCGATTACACCCGCTGCTGATCGACTGATAGCAGTGTCGATAGTGACAGCGTTAAATACACTGTTTGCATTTGCCCACATGAGAGGTACATCAGAGCGGATTACCGGACCATTATTTGAGTCCACGGAAAAGCCATCAAAGCCACTCGCAGAAAATACCATCTTGCCAGAGTTATTTGCATTGAATCCTATCCCGGTATTCGTGCTACCAGAGAACGAGTAAGCTGGATTTGTGGTTCCTGAACTGGTCGGAGAAAGAAGTTGAGGGCTGGCACAGTTCGCGCCTCCATACTTAAACTGCCACTGTGTACCCGCCGTGCCGAGTCCCGCCGCAATCGAAGCGGTCGCTGCAGCCGTACAGGTGATGTTTGAGAGCCAGTTCGTAAATGCCACTCCAGCAGCATTCCATGTAACTGTCTGCGACATCATGGGGGCTGATGTAGTGATTGTTCCACCTACCAGAGTGAAATTACCTACTGCATCAGTCGTTAGTCCTGAAGTCCCAGCAAACGATCCTGCACTATTCCACTGCACTGAATTTACTGGTGAGCCCGGAGACGATCCAGCCCCAGTTGAAAGAGCAGTCCATGTATTAGCTGGATTACATTGATTTAGACCAATAGTGGTAGCCGTGCGAAAGTAGATCTGACCAATTACGCAGGTAGCGGGGAGACTAGGACCATTATCAGGGAGCACTCCAATAGTAGGGGTATTTTGCCCCCAAGCCATGCCCGCTAGAAATATTACTGCCAGTATCCATTTTCCCATTGGCCCTCCTAAAACTTGAGGCTGGCAGGCCTTTTGTAGCCCCCAGCCTCCGATTGCTGCCACGACTGTCAAAACTAAATCAGCAGGCCAGTCCCTCCAAAACAGATGAAACATCAATGAGGGTGTGTGGGCAGACCGCGCCATAGCGCTGAACCGCATTACAATTCCAACAAAGCACACGGTACTTATCCTTAGGAAATCCTTCACTCACAATTTCGATATACATTCGATGAATATTGCCTACCCTTCTAACATGATCTTGGCCACCACCATTGATATGGTCGATTGTAAGAAATCCACGTTCAGACTCTCCACAACAAGCACACACACTTCCATATGCTTCAATGATCAGATCCCTAAGCAAGGATGCTTGATTATGTGAGCCAGCAGGCCTAGGATTCCCATTTCCACACTTGGCCCAATAACGTCGCCGCGAGTACTCATTGATACAAACCTTACAAATGCGATTGCGACCATCAGGAGAACGTAACTCACGCGGAAAACACGACAGTGTCTTACTGGCACCGCACTTAGCGCATGATTTAATCAATTCATTCATAAGTTACTGATTACAAAAGACTTACATGATCCCTGCGACCTCTACGTCATATGTCTGCGAGTTGTTGGTAGTGGCAATATTGGTGATGTTGATATTAGCCACACCCCAGTCGTAGAAGAAAAAGAATGTGGAATCGTAGAACAGACTGTTGGAGGTCGCTGCTGAATCCCCATTGTAGATATTGGCGGTGTTAGTGCCATCAGTGGCAGTAATGGCTCCCACCTTGGTATTCACATTCAGACGGATACCAGCCCCTCCAATCTTGATACGCACATAGCCCACCCGGGGACGTACTGGCTGAAAGTTACCCGTGGGAGGACAGAGCACGGAGACATTGTTATTCAGATTGATGTTCGAGAAGTAGACAGCCGGGATACCATCTGCTGCCAGCCAATTAGCAATTGAGTTCTGAAAGCTCATAGTTGTCTCCTTCTCTATCCTTTACCTTTTTCTCCCTTACCACCTCGATTGTTGTGGTTAAGGTTACTTGCTCCGCCTTGTAGGCTACGCTTCATTATGTGCTCAATACTTTGATTCCCATACGTGGTGCCAGATCTTCTACCTGCCAGGTTAAGAACATCTGCGAGGTGATCACGTCTTGGTTGGTGGGCCGCAGCCATGGGGTCAACCGGAAGTAACTACCCGGATGAAAGACCGGGTGCAAATACTTGGTGTTGATAATGTAGTAGACCTGGGCTGCGATGAATGGGTCATCCAGAACCACGGCATTATTGAACAGGAAGTGGTAACGGAAGCCAGCCTGCACCGCTTCCCGGTCCTGCATGTTGTCGCCGTAGCGGGCAAAGTAGCTGGTCCCGGCTCCCATGAACTGGGCCTTGAAGTTCACGTAGCGGGTACGGTCGCCCAGAATTAGATCAGGCTCGTCATAGCCCAGTTTGACGGTGGCGTAGGCCGTGTCCATAATCACGGCTGTAATCGCCGTGGCAGTAGTCGACTGTGGAGTAGGTGGCTGCCAGAAAGAGTTGGCCGCCACTGAGCGGTCAATACCCGCAATCACGTTGGTAGCAATAGTGGCTGTGGTAGGCGAAGCAGGTGTGCCCGATCCAATCCAAGACTCGATGTCATCAATGTCATTAGCAGTGTTCTGGGGAGTGGTATGCCAGAGGGCTCTTGAGAGCTTCTGCAGGAAAGAAGACGATGCCGCTTCTACCTTCATCTGAATGATGTCGAGGCCTGACCCGGCATTGCGGATTACATCCGTGACCGGAATGGAGATAGCTTCGTAGTAGTCTCGCCACACCTGATTGGCAGGCTGGATGGAGTCTGTCACCGTGGTATTCAGCAACTGGGCCCCAACGTAGGCACCACCCGTCAGCTCCTCGGTAAAGAGTAGCGGGTAGATCAGCTCGCCACCCTTGAAGACTTTGCCCTTGCGGCACAGCGCCCAAAAGGTAGACGAAGGCAGCATCACGTTGTCGGCCAAGACCGGCTCGATGGCCTTCTGGGTTATGGCCTGCATGGTATTCGCAAGCACTGCCGGAGGTGCGTTAATCCCAGTTCCGAATACGCCGCCTGCCATGGTGTTCTCCTTTGTCAGCGCTTACGCGCTTCCTTGCTAGTTAGGCTGCCCGGTAAGGCTATAGATCTGGTTCAAAAATTCTGGGTCTTCCTTGAGACGCTGGAAGCTTTCCCGGATGGTCTTGGGAGCGTTGGCGTCCTTTTGCTCAGGGGCGACTGGCATACCGGAAGGACGAGAAAGCTGGCTGGACATAAGATCTGCCCGAGCCTTGTCATAGGCTTCCTTCTGGACACGCTCAATCTCGGCTTTCTGCTTGCGAGGGGACTCCCAGTTCTCATACACCTTGCGAACGTCGGGAACGCCGCCTGAGTCCAAGTACTTCTTCTCGGCGGCTGCCGCAATCGCCTTTTCGTAGGGAGTCTCTTTGCGGAAGTCTTCCGGCAGCATCTGGTAGCGCTGCTCTGAGATCACGTCAGTGATATATTTCACGCCCAGCCCCAGAGCCTTCTGGAATTGCGCAATCTGCTCGGCTTGCTTGGCTACCTGGGATTCCACTTTCTCTTTCAGGTACTGAGCAACTGGAGCAAAGAAGGGATCAGTGGTCCAGTCTTGAGCTGCGCTAGCAGGAGGCTTTGCACCAGCAGCCGCTTCCTCGGCTGCTTTAAGCTGAGTCCACAATCTCACTACTTCCTCCTGGTTTTGAGCCAGCTGCTTCTGATCCGCTACCAGTTTGGTCCGCTCGGCCTCAATGGCCTTGGCTACATCTTGGCCAGTAGCATCTTGGAAAGCTCGCAGCTCGCCCAACGTGGTCTCAAACCCGTTCTGAGCAGTAAACTTAGTGTCGTCAGAGAAGTTCTTGCGATCTTTGATTGCTTCTGCCAGGGTTGCCATAGATTCTCCTATTTCGCGCTACGCGCCTCACCGCTTACGCGCTCAATACTGCAAACGCAGTAGATGCGCTGGATGGAGTTGATACCACATACACATTCAGCAGTTTGGTGTAACCGTCATCAGAAGCTTTGGTCAGTGCAGCATTGGCTTCCGCCACATTGGGAGGTAAAACTACAATCAGATAACGAGTCTTGGCTGCTGGAGCTTCTGCCGCTGGAGTCGTTTTGGGCGTTGTAGTATCTGACATGATCATTCTCCCTTACATCGGTGGCCCAACACTTGCCCCAGACTGTGGACCAAATGGGGTAGCGCCGGTACCGGGTTGCTGCTGAGCGGCTTGGAGACCTAACGGGGGATGCACGTTCTTCAGAGTCTCTTGTGCCTTCTCAAAGGCTTTGATAGCTGCATTCAGACCAGTCACGGCTTGCGAGATTCCCTTAGCAGCATCCGCTACCCGGTTGACCGCTATAGGAAACAGTGCCGAGATAGCCTGCTTGTACTTCTGGAGATCCCCAACAATCTTGCCGGGATCAACATTCTGCAGCTGGGAATACTCTTGCGAGACTGCTGCCCCAATCGCTTCCGGATTGATGCCCCCACCGGGCGATCCCGGAGCAGTAGAGGGTGGGCCACCACCCCCCGGGGCACCGGGCGCTCCTCCACCCTGACCGATACGCGCCATCAAGGCAGGAAGCAGCATTGCGGAAATAGGTGAAGAAGACAATTACTTGGTTCCCTTTTTGGTGCCTACTTTAGTGGGCTCATCCAGATATCCGCCGATAGAATCATTAGGCTTGATAAGGGGATTGTTCATAATCCCCGGGCCGGGATCGGCCTTGCCAGGATCGGCGTTGAGTGGGGAAACCAGTGCGGTATTCTTGAATGTGTTGCCCATTTTGTCAGGCATTGTTATTTCCTCCGTTGAGAGCGGTGATAGCCTAATACACCACCAGTACAATCATTTTCATAGGGTGGCACCATGTCGCCATTCGATGGTAGGTCACCCTCAGTCGCCCATTGATCTTCGTTATGGACTGTGGGAATACCGGCTGTTTGCGGGCCTACTAGCACGGAATTGCGCCACTGCTCGGCAGGCGTCTTCGGCACCGGATGGCCAGTATTTTGAGGCAGAGTCTCGGGTTGGTCACGTCTGGCCATGGCTAGTATTTGGAGTGATGTCGCTTGCCCCGCTTACGGGTAGAGCGGAACTCGGACTTGCGGGATGCACTGCGCTTGAGTGCCTTGAATCCGGGCTGCTTAGATGAAACCGGCGTCATGCGAGGATCTTTCACATGAGACTCCCTTCCTAGTAAAAGAGGCGACCAGCCCCTGGACCGGTCGCCCTGCTCAACCAGCCCTGACTACTTCTTGTGCGAACGCCGACGACCCTTGCGACCACGGTTGCGGACTTCAAACTGATTTAACATGAGGCCTCCTTTCTGCGTCACTTGTCAGTGGCGCTCAATCACTTTCGTGAGAGCTTACTACCCATCACCGAGTTGACGCAGGCGGCACACCGGCCTTCGAAGGTCCATATTGCTGAAGCAGATTCTGAGCTGAGTGATAGAGTAATTCCTCGTACTGGGGAGTTCCATCACCAGTCTCTTGAATCTTGGACTTGTGGAGATCAAACATGGTCGCCACTTGTCCATTGATGGCTAGCTGAATGCCTAACCGCCAATCTTCCCAATCGGTGCCTTGCCTCAGGATTTCTACGGTGTTGCCACGAACGACCATCTCAGGAACCACAATAGCAGGGGGAGGGAAATGTCAAGATGGTTGATTTCGTGGTTTCGCTTACTCCGGCAGGCGAATCCACCAGCGCCCGTTGGGTTCTTGGTAGGCTGCTACTCCGAATACGATGATCTCTCCACTCTGGCACATCTGCTGAGTACGACGAATAGAACGGCGATAGAGAATGGAGAATTCCTTTAAGGTAACCCAGTGAGATTCTGGGGCAAGTACCCAAGGAGGAGTAGTAGATTCCAGTCGCTCAAGAATGGTATTCATTACCTCACTGTCCTCCCTTTCTTGATAGTAGATAGCAAGCGCATAGCCTGCTCCTGATCAGCCTTCTCGGCAATTTCTTTGGCCCCCGGCCAGCCTAACGTGGTGAGCAAGGTTTCTGTGTCCACCTTACCTGCCTGATTGAGTGCCAACGCAGTCTTTCTGAGATTCTTGGCTGACATGACTTCAAGGCTTCCCGGGTCAACCATAATGTTCCAGGAAGAGTAGTCCTGGATGGGAGACCACTCGGTCATTGAGAACTCGCCCTCTTCCATGGTGGGAAACTTCAGGCCACGACGCTCGCCAAAAAATTTGGCCAGCAGGTAGAACACTAACTCTGCTGTTTTCTGAGTAGAGCGTGCAGACATTCGCGCACGAAGCTTCGTAAGCTTTGAAGACTCTTCAATAGCCGATTCGTAGAGCTCGACTGAGAGATTTCCGGCTCCGGGTTGTCCACCTCGGGCCCCAGAATAGCCCTGTAGTTCTGCTTGGGTAGAGAGCGCATATTTGATGTACTCCAGGTAAGAGGCTGGGAAAGCATTGGGGGTAATGAACTTGGGCTCCCCGTGGTTCATGTTGACAACTTGGATCTCTCCCGGCAAGCCGCCGAACTTGTCGGCATCTAATCCTGATCCATCGGGTAGAAGCCAGATCCCGTTATTACACCGATAGGCATTCTCAAACGCTTGGGTAAGAGAACGTTCAGCAAACTCCTGCAGAGTACGAGTGTAACGAATTGGAGGAGGTGCCCAAAATCCCTCCAGTTTAGGAAGACCCCAGTACGGTATAAATGGGAATTTACGATGGGGAGTCGGATTGTCGCCATCGTAGAGGACGTAGCCGTCACCATCAATAGTAAGACGGCCATTGGGGAACCTCAGTTTGAACTTGGGGGCTGACAAGAATTTATCAGTAGACTTCGAACCAGCTGCCTCTTTCACCTTTTCAGGCGTAGGATCAAGCGTGTAGCAGAAACGCACGTTGACCAGGCCCGATGAGGGCACGCCCTTGCCTGCTGGTGAGCCTCCCATGCTGGTCATGGGACCAAAGGGCATGGACATGGAGGGAACTGTGCCGCCTACCGGGTTACGAGCAGATGGCCGAGGTGGTACCCGGAAGCCCGTGTCGGGCCAACGACGTCTGACTGCATCGAGTGTCATGGGCCGGGTATAGACCACGTATTCCCAGCTGTCGTCGAGGGCTGTGGGATCAGGATCGAAGTCATCCGGGTCAATCGCGTCCAGCCATACTGAACCCCTGCCGTTGTAGGCAAACGGGTCTATGCCTGCAGCAAGAATTCCCGTACCCCCAAAGTTAGCCCACAGTTGAGCCATCATGATGGAGAGGGAATACCATTCCTGCTTCCAGATGCCGCGATAGATGCGCTCCCGCTCGCTGTCACGCTTGCCATCTTCTCCGGTGAGGTAGATAACGGGAGTGTTCTCAGAGAGCTCAGCAGTTTCTGACAGCATGAACATCTGCAGCTGGGGCACGTCGACGTGGGGACGGAAGATGAGTGGACCGGTGCCCTGGGCTGCGTCCAGCGAGTAGAAATCCTTGACGTTGCGGAACCAATCGGGTCCCAGAAGATCCCGCTTGGCATCTTTAGCAATGCGTTGCAGCAGGTCAATTTGCTGAATAATAGTGGGGCGTTCGTCAGAGCCAGATTGGTTGGCCTTCATTGACCAACTGGGACCAGTCATGACGGCAGTACTCATTGCAGTTTAGCTCCCTGGCCCGATAACCACTCTTCCAAGTATTCCTGCGGAGACTGACCAGCATCACCTTGCTGGCCCTTGAGCATCTCTTCAATATTGGCTTCTGCAGAGATCAGATCCTTGAGGGAGACTGCGATGGGACACAGTATACCTGCGTTTTCTGCCAAGGCTTGCTGCAACCACATCCAGGCAGCCACTTTTTCCTTCTTACGCTTGCTGGCGAATTCCGTGAAGATCTGGGAGAGGGCTTGCTGAGGAGTTATTGTCGTTCGTCCGGAGGGGGCATGTTGCCCACCACTGCCGCTCCCTGCTCCCGCCACTGGCGTAACTGATCGTCCCGCATGCGCTTCTCCATGGCTGCCAGTATCTGGTCTTCCGTCATGACCCGGTGCTTCGAGGGCTCGGAGGATTGAGTCGGCTGTTGTGGGTTTGGTTGCGTCCATCCCGATCCCCTGACTTCAGCTACTACCAGTGATGGTGAACCCGAGCGTAGCACTACCTGTTGGGCTGGCAGATCCCAATCAATGAGCACTTTACCACCGGAATCTAATTTCTCCAAGGATTGCGCAGAAATCCGAAGTTCACCGCCTGCTTGGTCAATGAGGCCCAGTATTAAAAGGGTCAGATAGCTTTCCCGGGAGAGGGCTCCCTGGGTTCTGGGAAATGCGTTCATTATCACAGCCAGCCTCGTTTCTTGGCTTCTTCATCGTGGTCGTAGCGGTCCCGGTCGCGCAGCAACTGCTTATAGACCGCTGCTGTCACTGAGCCCAAATGTTCGAAGGTAGATTGCGGGTGGAGTTTCGATAAGGCCCGGGAATCGTGTTCGGCATCAGTGGATAGCTTGCTGGTGGCACCCTCTAATCTGCGGGGGTGCCATTCGGATCTGGCGACATTGGCCAGCATGGTGGCCATGAGAATATCGTCGTGGCCAAAGGCAATCTCCCAGCGTTCCCAGCTATCCTTGCGAGTGGCCACATCCATCTGGCGAACAACTTCTTCATCGCGAATGGTGACCATGCGATGGAGAATGGATTCCCGATAGGTGATCAGGAGTCGTTCTCTTGATCTATAGGTAGTTTCCCATCCGTAGGTACCGCCTCGCTTGCCAGCGGTGAATCCGGGCGCAACCTTATCATCGCGTGTGCCCCGCCAGCGGTAGAGGTTGGGATAATGGAAATAGTCACGGAGACGCATCTGGCACCAGAGCCCGAGGTTACCGGTAAGCTCAATACAGAGCATCCCCTTATTGTAGTAATGTCCAATGTAGTGGCAGAGTCGGGCCAGATACTCTGGATCAACTCGCTGAGCATAGCGCAAAACCTGATGGCCTGACTCTCCGTCAACTCCCACGATGGCCGCAAAGTCGCCTTCATCTTTTCCTCGGGCAGCGTCCACGCCGAAATAGTAGCGGTGATCCTTGATGGGTGGCTCCCACTGAAAGACCGGGGAGACATCGTTGGGTTTGCAGTAGATATGGGAGCTGGTAGAGCTGGCTTCGCCTGCAATCTCCACACGCTTATAGGGCTGAATGGTATTGCGGGCAATGGCCATCTCTTCCCGGGTAAAAGCGGGCTCGCCAGTGGAGATAAAGGCCACATCCGGGGTGACCGGGAATTCCTGGTCGAAGATTTCTACATAGCCCCGGCAGGCCGGGGAATCAATAGTCATCCTCCGCCATGCGATTTGCTGGGGAGTGGCCTTGATTAGCTTGCCGTCGATATTGATACCTTCAATCATGAGCAGACGTTCATCGTCATCCTTGGGGGCGTCAGGTACTGGATGATCAAAATCAACGCAAGTGGGATCAATCAGCCATGACAGGAAGATGGGGGTGAATTCCGTGTCGCCACGCACAGAAGCCATCCAGAAGTCGAAAAATACCTGCCCTATTCCGGTTCTTCCATTGGCAGTCGTTTCTACAATCACCATAGTGTCAGGAGCACGAGGAACCGTTGGCAGTAATGCAGCAAAGGTACCTTGTCCTGGATAAAATGCAGCTTCTGAACAATGAAGATCAGTAAGCGACATGCCGCGTCCACCTTCTACATTTCCAGCTGTAGCAATAGTTAGATAAGAATCTCCATCGGCATGAGGAAAGGTAATTTTATGTTGGGTCTGAGCTGGTAAGTTCAAAACAGAACGCAGTGATTTCTTCTTAGGAAGATATTCATTAATAAGCGTCTTGGGATTCTTGAACAACTCCTTCGAGGAACGAAAGTCGTGAGTAACTATTAACGAGTTAGTTCCTGATCGTCCTAGTGCATGAGCGCACATCATGTTATCAGTATAAGTAGAGATTCCCTGACGCCTTGCCTTAAGAACCACTACGCGCATTGGGCGATTCTTTTCATGCTGAGCCTTAAGAGCATTGTGAACTTTGCGCTGAGAAGGATTCAATACAAATGGAATAATAGTCTGGGTAAGCTTATCTCTGATAGGAAGCTCAGCGAGAAGCTTTTCTGCGCGGTCGAGAGAAAACATAGGTTCCATCCCGGAGATAATCTGTAGCACACTTCTTGTGGTACATAGTATTATTGCTGATATTGGGTCTCATATTTTCAGGGTCATCGTACTTCTTGCAGTAAACACACTTCCGCCAATTCGGATTGCCACAAGCCTTCTTAGCAGCCATCCGTTGATGAATCAGTAGGTGATATGCCTGGTTAGGAAATATAGCCAGATTACTATTCTCATTGCTCTTTCCAACCCAATGATGGACAACAGCACCAGGAGGAAGCTTATGGCCTAAAGCTTTTTCAGCGATAATAATATGTTCTTTTTTATCTCCCACTCTGCGGTATCCTCGATCATCAATGTATGTCATGCTTGATTCGCCTGTTTTTGTCTAGGAGTCTGGCGGGCATGGCTGGGCATGTTACGGGCCAGCAGGCAATTCTGGCTGCAGTAGTAAGAGTTCTGCGGCATGTGATGCTCGTCGCGTTCTGTCAGTATCTGAAAGCCTCCGGACTTGGAGATATCAATCATACGGCCACAGGTCTTGCAGAGAGCCCGGTGAGTACCGGCCTCCAGCTGCTCTTGGCGCTGGCGGCGGGCCAGGGCCACAGCGGTGGAAGCTGCTGATAAAGCGTTCAGTAGTAGACCGCAATCCGGGTAGGTAATGGTGTCGAGTGGGATATGCTCAAGCTGAGCAATCAGATCCTGGGGAGTGAAGGAGGCTTGCTTTGCCACCTCTTCTACTGGCTTCAGCTTGCGCACACGGTGAACTGGAGCCACCACTACATCATCAGCAATAGGATTGCTGGGGTCATACGGAGCAGATGCCCCAGCAGTGTCAACCGCGCCCTCTGCACTGGACGGCTCCGTGCGTGTCACTTTCTTGGCGGCCCGCAAGGCCCGCATCTTTTCTCCAAACGCTTTCTTCTGGTCTTCAGTCCAGCTACGCGGCATGGATTTCCTCCTTGGGCTTCTCAGAAGTTAGAAAGCAAACCGTGCCACACTTGCGGCAGTAAACTTCGGTGATATCTACAAACTGATCAGTTACCGCCAAAGAAGTTTTCTGCATTTTTACCACGAAATCATGCTGATCGTCAGGACAAGCCATTAACGTTCTCCTTTGGGCAAGGAATACTCTGGCCGGGAGGACCAGAAGCGTTGGCGGGCGCGAATCTCTTCAATGTCGCGCTCATACTTGGCTTGAATGGATTGCTCACGGGTGGAAGGTTTCACCACTGCCCGGGTGGTGCCGCAGCCGTGGGCAAATAACCAGGCCTCATCAGTTTCGCCCAGCAGAAACATAGTCTTGTCGCGTTGTGGGCAGCTTCCCCAGTGACACTTGGGGGCTTTGAGTTGTCTCATTGAATCTCTCCATGTATGAGCCGCCCCCGGGTAGTGCGGGGGAACTCCAGAGTGAATCCCAGTAGCGTCAGTCCCCAAAAATCCGGGGAGTAGAAAATTCCCAACATGGAGATGCCCCAGATCCCCAGCGAAGTCCTTCTCCACTGGCTAATGAGTTTCACTGAGCGCCTCTTCGGTGGCAGCGTCAAGTACCTGCAATGATCCGGTATAGTCCATGTAGCCAGAGTGAACAAGTTCCACCCAAGGGGCTGCATAAAGCTTGAATCCGGTAATTCTGGCCAGCTCACTAAATCCCCAGTCTTCAGAGTGATATTGTCGGGCACCTGAACCCAGAGGATAGCGCACATCTGGGCCAATGGGGAAAAAGTCGTAGCCGGTGCGGCCCTGAAAAAGGGGCTCGTCGCCCGAATAATCGAAAGTGATGGCTTGTCCCAGCTTGCTGATCATGGTCTCAAACACCTGGCGCTGGATGCGCAGAAAGCCCGTGCCCAGGTGACGGACTTCGATGGGATAGTCGAGTGAGAAGTCCCCGGGCTGGGACCAGTTCATCACGGGAATGAAGCCATAGTAGGGTAGCTGGTCGGGGCCTACTCCCGCCTTGGCGGCTTGGATGATGCGTCCCCAATCCAGCTGCTTGCGGGGGTAGACTCCGGCAATGATTGGCTCGGGGCGGGCGATGAGCGAGAGTGCATCTTCCGTGGAAAAGGAAATATCAGAGTCTATGAATAGCAGGTCAGTGTCTTGGGTGTCGAGAAAATGGGCCACCAGTCGGTTGCGGGCGCGAGGCACGAGTGAATCGCAGCCCACATATTTCTGGCCCAGATGGATGCCACTTTTCAGGCAGGACAAGCTGAGATTCATGACAGACTGGAAGAAACCAAAGTGCAGCAGGTTACCGTAGAGGGGAGCAGCTAAGAAGATACGATGCTGGCGCAGGGCTTTCCAGTCAATAGCAGGCTTCATGCGGCCTTCCCCAACTCTTGCTGCTGAGTTTCAATCACGTATTGAGCCAGACGTTCGGTGGTAGAGAAGCAGACAAACTTGAGATGGATTCGGCGGTGCAGTGACAGCCAACGAGATTTGCCCTCTTCCGTTTCCCAGTACCGGCCATCAAGATGCATGTAAGAGAGAGCTTCCATGAGCTCTGGTCTGGGCAACTGCATACAGGTAGTTGGGGGACACTGATCCAAGTCTAGAAATAACGGGATGCATCCGTTAGCCATGATCTCATAGTGGCGCAGACAATCCCAGCCACCCTTTTTTACAGTGAAGGCAAACAGTGATTGCGCGTAGTCGGAGTAGTAATCCTTCTCATTATTATAGATGTAGGTGGTGCGATCTCTTGGGTCGATTAAGGCTCTCACCCGGATGCGGGGCAGGTGCAGAGTGCCGATCTTTTCCTTGGGAATGGCAAAGTGGATGGGGAAAATTCCGGGCAAGGATTCGGGCAGTTCGCGCTTGAAATAGAGTCCGTGCTTGTGCAGATTGTAGAGTAAGGATGACTGGTCTTCTCCGTCGATGAGCAGAATCTTTTCTCGCGGGTAAGTGTTGACGACTAGATCAAAGTAAGGCTGGTAGCGCTGGATGGAGCCGTAGATAATGAGATCGAATTCCCGGGAGGCAATGCGCTCAGGGATGCCGGTGCGGTCGATTGCAGTGTCAGGGAGCAGGCCGTACAGCGTGAAGCCCTTGCCATAGAGAGTGGCAGTGGGATAGCCCTGGTAAAGTGGACCCACCTTCTGATGATCAATCACCGAGTCTCCGTAGAGGGTGCGCAGCCCGTGCAGAAGCATGTCGCACTGATAATCTGCCATCAGGCCTGGGGATAAATAGAGAATTCTCATTGGGGATCTTTCACAATGACGCCCAAGCCCCAAGTCCCGGGGTAGATGAAGTAACGCAACTTTTTCTCGCGCACCGCTTTGAAGAATTGCTCGCCTACGTATTGGGAAGGCCAGTCCCCGCCCTTGACTTCGTTGGTAAAGTTGGGAAGTGGGGTGATGTCATGGCATAAAATCAGGCCGCCCGGGCGAACCCAGCGCAGTGAGTTTTCAAGGTCTTGCTGGAAGCTAGCCTCTGAATGGTCACCGTCGATAAGGGCCATGTCAAAGGAGCTATCCGGGAAGACGCAGGCCTTTGAGTCTTGGCAGATGACTCGCCATTGGGGGTGGGTCCAAAGACCAGAGCAGTCCTGGATGTCGACGGAGGTAAGGTGCCCGCCTTTTTCTTCTAGGCCCAGCAGGAAGGCAGAAGTTGAAGCCCCGTCGCGGATACCAATCTCTAAGATCTGACCCTTGGCTAGCGATCTGAGAGTAGGCAAAAAATCTTTCATGTCGCCATCTTGGCAGCCCTCTCGGTAGCGTTCAAGAATGGGATGAGTATGGGTGCCATTGCCCACCAGCAGCGATCTTACTGAGGCGATGAAATCCATTTTCTGGATGGCTTGGAAGGCTTGTTGCTCACGCTCCTGGCGGTCTGAATCACTACGCAGATAAACCAAGCAGGCAGCCAGTAGGTCCTCGTAGCGATGCCACTCCAAAGCTCCGTCTAGGTCTTGGGCATAGACTTCCGTGTCTTGAGCCAGCTCGCTGATCACGCATTTGGAGTTGGCCAAGAGAAATGACACTCTCACGATATTGAATAGATTTCTGCCATCGTGGTTTACGTTGAGACAGATCTTTGCTCGGGAGATTAACTGATCCCGGCCCCCACCGTAGCAGGAATCAGTGGCTACTACTTTGAGGCCTGCCTGGGTGAGTTGCTGGATGAGCTTGGAGCGTCTGGGAGTCAGCCAACCCGCAAAGAACACGTCAATGTCTTGGGTGGCTGCTTTGGGAATGCGAGTCAGATTAGGGGTGTAGCCAATGGGGAGGTGGTGGGCTTCTACGCTCCGGGCCTGCCAATCGGCCACATTGGATGCTGAGTAGTCCCACACCTGCTTGCCAGCCGCCATGCGTCTGACATTTTCCATGGAGGGATGGGAGGGCTGTTCCAAGTTGAAGATGACTGAGTTGGGAGGGATCTCGGAGTCCTGGGAGAGCAGTTCTGCTCCGAAGATCACATTGGTAGCGTCTGGGGTAGCCGTGAAGGCATTCTCAGTGGACATGGTTTGGTGGTTTAGTGAGGCTAAGGCCCAACCCAGGGAGTCCTTGACTTCTTGGAAGGCAGAGGCATGGAGAAAACCTTTGGGTCTAATTGTGACCAGATTGAACTTTGCCATCAATGCCTCTAACCCGCAACGCTTGTTTAATGCCTGCAATTATTCTTACGGGATCTAGATTGGAATCGTAACGCAAGGTGGTTATACCAATTTCCCTTAGGGCCTGATCTCGTTTGTCATCCAAGGCTTTCCGTTTGGGAAGCTTATGATATGGTCCGTCGATCTCGATTGCCAAGGCTGGCTTCGGAATCCAGAAATCAATAATATAACCACAGATTAGTTTCTGGCGATGGACCCGCACTCCTAACGAACTTCTTCGTACCAGCTCCCATATAGCACGCTCACTAGTGGTCTGATTCTTTCTGAGCCAACGAGCAAACTTCCATTTCCATGAAGCACACCTACCTCTTCTTAGATTCATAGTTGATCTCCATCAATCTTCCCAATAAAATACGAATCATATCCCCGATCTTACGGTTCTCATTCTTGGCTAGTTGACGAAGCCATTCTCTCATCTCATAGGAGATCTTGAAAGACTGCGTATGAGGCAGGTTAGCCATTTTCCTCTTGACAGGTCTGATACGCTGGACAGGACGCGAGCGGGACACGACTTCCCAGCAACCCGATCTCGCCTGGACCAACCCAGAGCTACTACAAGCTACTACAACATGTCAAGAAGTAAACCGTGAAATGCTCTGGAATTTCTGTGGGTATGCCAGTCACACCTACAACCACACTCCAGCCGCGCTGGCGATAGGGGCTCGGTGAATCATCTGGGAACATCCCTGAGCGCTAGGTCGATGAGTTCCTGAGTGCTCAGGGCATTCGGGTCACCATAGATAGCGATTGCTAGTTGCTTAGCTCTTCTCTTCTTGTGCATGCGGTAGGCTAGACGGGCATTGCGGTTTGGTGGTAGGCCATGGCGTGCAACTGAATTAGCTGCAGCACGCAAAGCAGCACGTAAACGCTGAGTAAGTCTATTCACATGCTGAGGTCGACTGCAGTAATCAGCGTACAATTCATCAGCTAACCGATACTCAGAGGCCGTGAGAGGCCGTGAGCGCAAAGACCGTAGGCGTAATACTTTCTGATGATTCATCCGGCCCTAAACTAGCATCTGGATTCGATTCAATCAATTACCCGTGATTACATATTTACTCCATTTTATGGAGTAGCTTGTGGAAAACTCTAAGTAATAGATAATAATATACTTATAGTAATTGTAAATTCTCTCTTTACAGCTTGACATAGTGCTTACAGTATGCCATACTAGGGGCGCAGTTGAGGAGTAGCGGCAGGTTAGCAAGTGGCTCGCGTGGCGTACCTGTCCAAAGGCGATTAACACTCGCGTGCTCTGAGACTTGCGGTACAAACCGCACCAAAGCCGTGATTAAGCACGGAATGGGCCGAGTATCCCGCGATAAGGGAACAATTCCAATCAATGAAATGAGACACTACAATGGCACGCAAAGAAAAATCACAGACTGCTAAGACTATGGCAGCCTTGAAAGATGCGGAAGTGAAGAAAGCCTCCAAGCCCATATTCACTCCCACGCAAGTAATTGAGCAAATCACTGACAAGATGTCCAAAGAGAATGCCACGTTGACCAAGTCCGAGTTAACGGGTGCGCTCATGGACTTTGCAGACGAAGCGAACTCCCGTATTAGTATAGGGATGCATTTTCTTCGCCTGCAGGTTCCCCTTGGAAGTGATTTTACTACCACACTGCAGAAGTTCGCAGACGCGGTGAATCGTTCCATGACTGCACTCTGGCAGTACATTGGCCTTGCCAGAGCCGCATCTTTCGAGTTTCAGAAGAATCCCACGGCACGGATTGAGCTATTCCGCATCTGGGATGCCAAAGGATGCTATGACCCTGCCAATGGCGAACTGAAACCCGTAGTTGCTGAAACTCTCAAGGAGATTCCCATGCCAGACTCGAAAGATGGCGCAGAATGCGCAGTATGGGCACGTCGCTTTGCCAATGAAATCAACGAACGGGTAAAAGCGACTCGCAAGGCCAACACTGGCAAGGTCTGGACTGCTGAAATCGTGGCTCAGAAACATGGAAACTTGGTTAAAGCTGCCGTTTCATTCAACAAGAATGCAAGTGGCAGAGCTACTACCAAGATGCTGTCTGCCATGTTTGTTGCGATGTGCACTACCGAGGGTAAAAACCCGAGTGTAGTGATGTCGATCATTGCAGACGCATTGCGCGACACTCAAGCACAGTTGCTCGAACTGGGCCTTGAGAAACGCAAGCTGGCAGTCGAAACTGAGACTGATCAGCCCGCCCGCAAGGCTAGCTAGTATGGAGCTAGTAATTCTGCTACTGGCAGAACTACTCTTCCTGCTACTGGCTGCAGGCTACAAATAAAACTAAATGGCCTGATAGGGTTAGATTCCCTGTCAGGCCTATTTTTTTGTCTAAAATCAGTGCAAGTACCGAGTAACAAGTACCTAGAAAAACCCCTGTAAACTTGATTTAACTCCTTTGTTATGATATACTTATTATAGAGATGGAAAGAGAGTTAGTCCTAAGGCGTAAAGGGGAGTTCGTATGGTGCTGGAAATCATTGGAGCTATCTGGGTTATTGCCATTGCCGGTCTCATTTTTTGGGGAGTTCTGGCAGTGATTGGTGAAGTATTGGGTCTTGACTAGAGTTCCTTTCTGCTGTAATCCCACTACACAATTTGAGAGTTAAAAGCGAGTTCTGAGTGCCCAGTACCGGGTACCTAGAATTGGCGCTTGCCTATTGCTGCTATTACAAAACAAAGGAGTTAGCATGAAAATATGGCTAGTTCTACTGCTGGGCACCAATCTACTGTGGATGATCTCCTACCGGGGCCATGGCAAAGTGGAATACCAACGGGGTGCTGCTGCTGGCTACCTGAAAGCAGTCCAGGACGACGAAGCACTCCACCACGAAGATCTCAAATTGTGTGAGTCTATCCCGTAGTGGCAGTCAGACCCATCTCTTAAAATCAACGCTAGCCCCATTTCCAGCCACGTGGTAAGGACTTTAGCCCATAAGGTAGGGGAAACCATATGCGAATCTCTCTGGGGCCTCTAAACGCTCCGGTATGCGATTTCTGTGGGTCTCCGGAAATTGTCAAAGACTACGATTGTGAGGATTATGAGATTCCCGTTACTGGGCCAGATGGTAAGACAGTGGGGTTGGGTTCCACTGGGAAGTGGGCTGCCTGTCGCGAGTGTGCTGATCTCATAGACACGGGTGACAGCCAAGGCTTGGCTGATAGAGCAGCTGAGAAGTTTACCGAGAAGTATGGTATCCCCATGGTCAGTGAGCTAAGAGCCTTCTTGCAAGATCTCCATGGCCAGTTCTGGAGACTCAGAAAATAATCATTCCATAAGCCCGTAGACCCGAAGGGTTGAGGGCGGTCTCAAGATTACTACTCATA